GATTTGATGATAGTGATAGTGATTTTTTGGGAGCGCCAACTAAGTCTGATAGTTCTTCGAAATGTTCTCTACTAGCTTTTAGTTTTTTGAGTAACTGAAATAGGTTATGTCCACCTTGATTGGATACCCAACAATGCCATTTGCCAGTCTTTATGTTTATTTGTAGTTTTGGTTTGTGATGATGTATGAACGGAGACCACCAAACATATTCGTTTAGTTTCTTTACAGGTCTTCCATTGTTACCTATTACTCTATTCAGTAGGTTTATTATTTTCATTTATCAATTCTATAAATTTCTCTATGTTTATTACAGCGTATGTTTTACTTCTGTTTCTTTTAAATATCAACACAGGATCGTAAACACCACAATTTTCTTCAGCTTGTTGTAAAGAAGCCCATATGTTTATTGATTCTTGATTCTTACATTCGAATGAGTAGGGAATTAGTTTACGAGCAGCTGGAGATAATTTGATATCCTCACCAGTCTCACCCATAATTGCTGAACGGATGTCATCTGGTTCTAAGTCTGAGAATGTCTCTAACAGTAAGTCCCTTACTTTGTTTTGTAATCTCTTACCTTTGTTCTTTGCGCTTCTTGTTTTCATTACCGTAGCTTCCTGGTACTTGTTAATACTTGTCTTGCTTGCCTTGCTTGCTTCCTGGTTAAGTGCTTAATCCAATAATTTTCAATAAAGGCTTACAGATATCTTATAAAAAACCTTACTAATTTTTTACAGATAACATTTACAAGTATACTTAATTATATATATCAGAGAATTACTTGTTAATCAAAAATATTTTACAACCACTTAGATAATTCTCTTCTAGCAAATCTTTCAGCTTTCTCTTCCCACTTATTATCATCGTGTGGGTCTAATCCTTTGTATGTAGCCATCGTACCTGCTTGGGTATATTTCTTTATGTACTTTCTGACTCCTAATCTTTTAGCGTCTAATGCGTGTCCTATCTCATGCAGTATAGTCAATAGAAACTCTTTTACTGATGGGTAAGACCTTCTTAGGATTACAGTGTCCGTCTCAGGTACATACTCTGCTAAATCTTTTCCACTTCCAAACTTTACCTTAGACTTCAACCCATATTGTTTCACCAAATTCTGTGCTATATCTAAGTAATCTATTCTTTCCAATAAAATATTATTCATAACCTTTTTATATTTTGTTTCTTCTATCACTTCGGTATTTTGTTCTTCGAAGTCCTCACCAGCAACCCAATTTTCCCAACTATCAAAGTGTGCTTCGAAGTCATCGTTTATATCTCTTACGATTGCTGTCTTAGTTACAGAAAATTGTTCCTCTTCATCTTTTCCATATATGTAATCAGCCTTTGGAAATGATGTTTGGGTATAACCACCTCTTTCAAACCAAGGTTCAGGTCTTCCCTCTAATGCACCTAACACTCTTTTCTTATCACCTTTGATAAATCCAGTATCAGGTTCACCACTATCAGCAACATAGCCTGACATTCCTGAAGCTTCCCATAATTCTTTGAATTTACCCATTATGCATCAAACCTCACTACTATTCCTAACGATATATCCTTTTCGTTCTTTATGGGTGCTGACAGTTGTCCTATCGCTATAAGTTGATTGAAGTCGTTATACAACCCAACCTTAGTCACATACGGTCTAAATTCTGAGTGTGTTACGAAACCTTCATATTTATTAGCAGCTGTATATGAATTACTGAACGAACCAGACTTAGCAGTTGCGTGACCAGGTGGAAATAATCTCCAAGCATCAGCACCTGTGACACTTATGCTTCCACTTCTTTCTTTTGTAGCACTTATGTTCATAGTGCCATTGAATTCATTTTCTCCAACAATACAAGTATATTCATACTCTCTTATTGTTTGTTGAGCCTTATACTTGAGAGAAAATCCATCAGTACCTTCCTTTTGTCCAACATCAATATACTTACTTCCAGTGTCTGTCATCACAATTACACCATGATCATAAAAGACATTACCAATTACCGAACCTGTTGTAGCAGTTATCTCACCAAAATCAAATTTACCATTTGCTAAACTACCACTCCTAAATTTAGCATAAGAAGAAGAATAATTATTGTCATATAAGTTTCCATCCCCATCATCCTTTATTGTTAGAGTTGTAGCTCCGCTATTATCAGTAAGTGTGATTGAGCCTGGTTTTATTCTTTCACCGAATAGTTTTTGTGGAACCGATATTACGGATGCTGATGTGTGTAAATTCCTATATTGTTTATCATTATTAGCACCAAAGTTATCATATGGATTTAGTTCAGACCAATCCTTTTTAGTTGAAGCATTTACTTGATTGTAGTACATATTATTTATCAACATCCACGAAGGACCAGAGTAAAAAGAAGCACTGTTTGGATATACCTTTACATTAGCAGAACCTGTTAGAAAGTTATGAAGACTTCCACTAATTGCTCTAAATGAATATACACCACTTCCGCTATCAACATTGGTTACGGTAAATTCCTTTCCTACTTTGAATGGTGTGATTCTTATGTCGCCTGGGTCTAGTGTCTTAAACATGACCTAATATCTCCCAGTTTAGAAATCTAATTTGACTTTTATCAGAGCTTCTCTAGAAAATGATTTCAATAATGGTTTACTCAATTTAGCGACTGCCAAAAGTTCATTAGAATCATTATATAATCCAACTTGTGTTATAAAAGATTTAGGATTCTTATAATATGAGCTAATAGAAAATGAACCATCTGATGCTGTAGCAAAAGTTGGGTTAGCACTAAAGTTGAACTCCTGATTAGGTACTCTCACAAAATAGTGTTGTGAAGTAATTACCTCTTCTCTTCTAGACTGAAAATGAGAACCAGATGCAATCTTTGAGAAAAGCTTGAAAGAGTTATCACCGTTAGTATTTGAACCTAGCTCCGTACTCAAAGAAGCACTTGTATTTAGGACAGGTCCGTTGAATACCAATATTCCTAAGTCAGGATAAAATAGTCCATAAGCACCACCTTGCTGTTCAGTAGCTGTTTTATGTGTTACAGCAGTTCCAGTAGCTATAGAACCACTAACGATATTGAATACCCTACCACCTTGATTTACAGTAGGATTCGTAGTAGCACCACTATCGTCAATGAATCGTAAAGTCTTACCACCAGCATTTCCCAATCTCAATTCCCAATTGCCTGGATCCATCTTTTCTCTTAGAAATTCTCTACTAACAGATAAAGCATATACATACTTTGGTGTTATATGATCACCACTACCAGCGAATGTAAATTGGTTCTCATTTGGTCCTAAAAGAGTATTTGATAATTGACGATATATTGTAGCAGCTGCTCTGTTACCATCAACACCCTTAGCACCTAACGAACCACTTCCGTTGAAGTGAGCGTAAGCAACTGAAAATTGAACTTTTCTTGTTGTTGTGGTAGCAGGAGAACCATACACATCTAAATAATGTTCTCCAGAACTTCCTGATTGAACAGATGATGTGTAAAAAGCAGTCAATGTACCAGAACCATTTTCCCACATTCCTGAAGAAACTGTATCCTTTACATTGGTAATTACATCATTATCTTGATTGAATAATTTATAAATTGCCATCTCTTACTCCCTACATAGCAGCAGCATCAGCCGCTGTTCCTGTTAGTCTTACTGCATTCGTAATAGTTATCGAACTCGTAGCACCTGTATCATTTCCAATCACTGTTAGCTGTGTAGATTTTCCACCCACTGGTGTTGATTGTGGTAATGGTAATAATTGTATCCTAACAGAATTAGCAACTACAGTCTTACTGTTTGGTGCGTCATCCTCTCCTAAGAAGAAAGGTGTAGTAGCACCTGGTGCTCCAGCACCACCTCCTGAAGCAACATTCATTGTTACTACAGATTGATCATGTAGAATAAATGTGTAACTTCCATCGTTTACATTTGTTGTTGTAGCATTTACCACAATAGCAGATTGATTCAGTCCTCCAGCAGCAGTAAATGTTACTGAACCTGGATTTACATTGAGAACTGGCATTCTAGCGGTATTTTTTGGTAGAGTTACCAATTTGTACCTCATCACATGATTTTCATCAGAGAATGCTTCTAGCAGTGGCATATTTTCAATTGCTTTACCATAGTAATCACTTCCGTTTGGATGTGTGACATCCCAAAGTCTATAATCTACCTCATCGTCTGAAAGAGCAAATTTTGTGATATTGAAAGCTGAAGTTCCTTGAGCTAACAATTCTCTACCCTTTTTAGTGAGTATAGCATCTACAGTTATGGTAGCGTTATTTAAAAATCCCATATCTTACTCCTAATATTATTATGTTCTGATTGTGGTATCATATATAAATATCACAATTTTAAATTTTTCATTTTTTTATTTCTTTTTCTTCTTTGTACCTTTTTTTCTTTTTTTCTTTTCTTTTTTCAATCTCAATCTTGGAGACATTTCCTCTTCCACCACAGGCACATCCTTTATCAGTTCTTTGTCGCCCTTTAGTTTCTGAAACTCAACTTCATCCAAAGTACCATCAGCCTTAAACCCACCATCACTTACCTTTGGTATTACAGGTTTCTGTTTTTGGTCTTTGAATTTGAAGTCTGATACTTTTCCATCTCCTGTCTTCAAAGTAGAATCACCACTTTCTTGTGTAACAAGCTTAGTTGGAGATGTTATAACAATCTCAATTGGTCTTCCACCATCAATCGTAGTCTTTGATGTGTTCTTAACTCCAGCATAAAAAGAGTTCATCTTAGCTTGAGACTGTTCAACTAAGTTATCTAAATCAACATCAAAGAACGATGAGGAGTTTGGTAAATTTGCTGAGTGACTAGCTTCAGTAGTATAAAATTTTGCAGTCTTTTGGTTTCTTCCATATATTCTTGAGCCTGAAATAATTGGTTGATGTACTTCTCTCACAATTGACAATGAGTCCGAAGAATTGGACATAGTTACATCTGAATATAATCCTGGCTGAGTAAATTGTTGAAAAACAGTATAGTCAAAATTTCTTTGTTTTAGTTCAGTAATTGTTCCATTATAGGTATCATATGAACCTGTAGCAACTATAACAGAACCAGATTCGGTTGTTCTTGATATACTGATGGTATCTGAATAAGCATCACTTGTAACAGCACTAAGACCAGCATTAAAAGATGCTGTTACTGATATAATATCATCCGTAACATCAATAGTCCCTCTTAGATTTTCAGTAGTTACTATAGGGTCTTTTCCTGTTATTACTTTTGGTCTTTCAAAAATATTTGGTTCTACTAAAAGACCGATATCAGGCTTTGCCCTAGCAGGTACTAGTTTTCTAAGTGCTGGAAATAAAGATTGGTCATAATATTTCAACATTCTAATATAGTCCCAAAAATTATTTGGTTCGGTATATTTTTGCCAGTATTTATCTGAAATATTTTTCAGTCCTCTGTAACTTTGTTCGGTTCTGTCTCTTGGGTCTCCTAAATAATTCTCAAAATTCAAATCACCAACCGATTGTATAATATCATTATTTATGACATCAGTAGGAGCAAAAAATATTCCTACCTTATTAGAATCATTTGCTGCTGTATCATATTGGCTTTTAGTAACCCTTTTTGTTCTTTGTAATATCTCACCCTGTTTGATATTGTTACCTTCCAATCTAATCTTTTTAGTAGTCCTTCTTAGCGCACCTATACTTGGTATATGAGATTGCAACTCATCGACAACATTACTAAAGAAGTTACCAGTAAATCCATTATGTGAACCTGATACTGTACTTGTTTGATTTGAACTAACATCACGAATACCATCAGTATCAGTATTTAAATTTTTGTTGTCATCAAAGGAATATCGTAATACTAAATTATTATAAGATGATGATATTGTATTTCCGTTATAAGCCTTTGGATTACCAATATGATTTTTGAATTGCTTTACACCTAAAGTTTCAGTCCAATGTCTGTACTCCATCATAGAACCTGAAAGTCGAGAACCTACAAGTGCATTATTTGCACTACCACCAATAAAGATAGTTCCATCATTAGAGTATGATAAATTATAAGATGATGAAGCAGCAATATCTGTAGACATCGTAACTGCTGAAAATAATTGTATTTTACTTCTACTGGAATCGTATTTACCAACAGACAATTGAAATGATTGAGTTACGTGAGCATCTGAACCAGATGTTCTCCTCAACATAACAGAATAAAAATCACCATCATAAACAGGAAACTCTGAAGATGATATTTCCTTCAAGCCATCTGAACCACTCAACTGAAATGCCACATATCCATAATTATCTACAGATCCGTTATCTTTCAATCGAATAAAGAAACTAGATGATACATTCGGAGATGTTGGTTTCTTTTCTACTAAAATATGATTCGAACTACTTACAGCTCTAAACCTAAATTCTATCGTATCTGGTTTTCTACCTGAATCTGAATCATTAGACCAAGGTAATGAGACATACTGAGAACCTTTGAAGTCTAAAGCTTTTGTAAACTTTCTTGTTATTTCAAATTGTGGTGCTTCATCATCTGATATTGTAGGACCACCATACTCTTTTACTCTCAATATTGTTGATGGTATACCATAAATATTTATCAATCCCTTTAGAGCCTTTATCGTACCCTTATTCTTTAGGAAGAAAGGCATGTTGTTTATAATACGACCCCATATCTCTCTTGTAAGGTCTTTTTGCGAACTTACTGAATAAACAGAAACACTAGATCCTGTTACCTCATTTCCTGTCTGATATCTTGGCAAACTAACTAAATCTGAACTATCGTTTAGATTCCATCCTAAAGATTTACCTACACTATATATTAAGTCTTTTGATAATCCCTCATCTAATTTATCTCTTCTGTCATATGTGTCCTCTAAACCTTTTATATAAATCCAAAGATTATCAAAATGATGAGCTATCATATCTGTAAATTTTAAGTAATCTGTATTTCCAGTATCATCTATTATATGCTGTGGTAATAAAGAGCTAAGTCTGTTTCCATTTTCTTCATCATACAATGATGCTGAAATTATATTTTTACTATACCAATCAGTTCCTTCAGAAGAAGTTGTGTGTGCTAAAACATAAGGATTTGTTAGAGTTCCACCACCACCAACCTTAGGCCACGCATTACTATAAAATTGTCCTAAAGAGCTACTAACATAAGATGAACTTTCATAGTACATATAAGATTCAAATGGGTCGAAATTATTTTTTACCTCATTCACTCTAAGTTTCCATAAATCTCTATTTTCTGTTGAACCAGATACCGACACTAATGATGCGCTTGATGCGTTATAACTTTCAATCAACTCTAACTTATACTTAAAATTTTCTATCCTTCTTTCTACAGAACCAAAGTTAGAAAAGTTTTCATATCTACTATAATCAACATTTAGTTCTGCACTGTCTGTACTGGAAGAAACTATTTTGTTTTTTAGTTCAGCAGAAACAATCGAATCGGATGTTAGAATTTCATTTTCGTTTTTGAATTGTGTGGTTCTTCTTTGTACAGGACTTTCTACATTTGCTAAATCAGGCGTCTTTAGTAATCTATCACCAAGAGGACTGTCTACAAAATTTACTATTTTAACAACTTCAGTAACAGGCTCTATCATCTCCTTTACCACTACACATTCATCAAACTTTTTTATTCTCTCTGGTAATGGTTCATACATTTTAAAAACTATACTATGTGGCCACTTGACAACCGATGCTCTGTCTTGTTTGAAATTAGTGGTTAGGTATTGATTGCTTCCAAACTTTATGTAAGTCCTTAGCTCCTTTGGATTGAACACTGTGTATGATACATCGAATCCAGTATAAGAACCAGCTTGAGCACCTTCTTGGTAATATGCTAGTGCTGGATTATCATCATCTCCAAGCTCTATTGCACCATCTTGAAATGTCTTGTCTAACTCTACAATAGTACCATCACCATTTACCGATTGTATCTGTGCAACAAATGGTTTCTTAACTTTTTCAGATGTGGTTTTACTGTCTAACCTAAACCTTACATCAATATCATCAACCCATACTATACCTGGTGTAGATCCTATATGAGCTTCAAAGCTAAGAGACCAACCAGGAACACTTAGCTTCCAGCTATCATGTACAGGTATAGTAACTTCAAATTTTTCCCATTCGTTTGGTATGGTGTTAGATACCAAAGGTAATCCACTTGTTGGTCTAACCCTATTATATCGTGGTGGAGTTGGACCTTGAGACTTCCAATAATGAACTGTACTGCTGTCATCAGGAGCTGTCCATATCCATTCACCACCCTCACTCTCTGTTCCAACCTTATCAGTTGTTTCTCCTACTATTAGATTACCTGAACCATCGTCTATATGTGGCACATTTGGTAGAGGGTTGCCATCTGCGTCTATCATCCAATTGTCTTTGCCAGGATTTCTAGTACCAACTACCATATCCTCGCCACCATCTTGTACAGTACCAGCACCTATAAATATCTCATCAAAGGTATCTAAAAGTTCGTGTTCACCACTCCTTTGGGTAAAGACTTGACTTCCGACTATACAAGCATACCTAGCCCAATCAGTAAATTGAGGTGTGAGGTCTCTTTCAAAAACAACATCAGGATTTATAGGCATTGAATCAAACCCATCTTCGTTTATTGTTCTTGGATAATCAGGTTCAAACCATTGGTCTGCTCCGTCTTGACTATTAGTTAGTTCATAGAAATCACCATCACCATCGTCTACTCTATAATATTGGTCGTCTACATAAGCATAGAATCTAAAGACTCCGCCAGATCTTGACAAGCTCCATTTTACTTTGTAATTATTATCGACTATTTTATTGTGAAATGGTTCATCCAAATCTTTGACATTAATGACTTGGTCTATTGGTAAGTATAAATCATTATCAGATAAATCCTTATCTATCTTATATCCTGACTGACCCTTTTGTCTGAATGTATCAATCCTAAAGCTTTTATTGTTTCCAAACCCATCGTAGTAGAATATATGAAATCCACCCATCATTGGAACATTTTCTTCTCGATGTTGTGCTGGAGTTATAGACTGAACGAATCCATACTCAAATATGTCTTCATATAAACTTACTTCCGTTATATCACCGTTCCCACTCTCTCTTTCCACATATGTGGTTCTTAGCTGAGGAAACAAATCATCCCAACTACGAACCAAAACTTTTTCAGAATTTGGTTGGTTAACTTTTGTAATCCAAACTAAATCTTGCTTACCAAGCATAACATAATTGGGATATATATCCCCAGCTGTTTCTAGATAGTAATCACCCCACCAATTTTGTTGGTTGTCTGAGCCTGCTATCCATTCTTTATCCTTTACCCACCTATAGAAATACTCCCCTATAGTACATCCATATTGAAAGTTTGAGTTGGATGGTGTGTCTCTTGGAAAAAGTGGTCTTCTTGTCTCTTTTATCTCAGGTTCCGTTCTATAAGGATGAGCGTTTACAGCAGTCGGAAATTGTTCTGGACTTACTGTCCTATACTCTCTAGGGTCATTCTCTCCACCCGTTCCAAAGATAGGGTCTGGTTCTGCTGGTGTAGGATATCTTCTCCACATTCCGTTTGTCCATTGATATTCTCCACCCTCACTAAGCGTTCCTTCAGCGGTATTCCATCCATTGTAATCTGGATTCAATCCTAATTTCATAAATGGTGGTTCTCCTGGCTCACCATCAGCCATATACATCGACACCTTCCACGCACCAGTACCATGATTACCAACAACTGGTTTATTTAGAAAATCACTTGGTTGTCCGACTTCTATATTAGAGGGGTATGTACCAGGTGACCATCCATAACCAGTTTCCTGTGAAAAGAAATTAGTGACGGACATCCCTTGAGTATACACCGCTTGTGGAACATTCTCTACCTGTAAAGCTGCTTCTATAGTTGCAGGAACATAATTAGGAGGTGGCTCCGTAGGCATCTCTTCATTCAGAGGACTACCTTCAACAAAAAATCCTTCAGGTGGGTTATCAGGCTGCGCTTCTGATTCTAACTCAGTCGGAAATTTAGTGGTTATCCTTACTTGTTTATTTGGAACGCTTGACTTTATATAACCACTTATCAAAAGAGAGTCATCGTGAGTTATTCCTAATGCTTCTAATGTCCTAGTATTCCAATGATGTGTTAGCATCAAACCTCTATGTGGATTTTCAAGAGGCCAAGCACTAAAGTCATCAGCAAAAGATTGATTTATATCAGGAAACTTAAAACAAACTCCACCATCACGACCTTCACCTTGAACCCAATGTCCCCAATATCCTAAGTGAATTGAATTACCCCAAGTATCACTGTTAGAAAACCAATGTAAATATCCAGCACTCCAGTCACCTTGTGGTCTTACTGCGTTTGCGTGTAAGCTACTGTCCCAAGGATATCTATCCCCATATTTTATAGCTTCACCATAATCATCCGTTCTTAGTGAATCTTGTTCGGTTACTATGTTTTCTTCTGTCGTTGGAGTAGTATCTATCGTATCTACATGATATACATCGTTTATATAAATTGTACCACCGACCATACGAGGTGTAAATGAAAATCCATTAGGTTCTGTAGTTAGTGTCATAACATTTGTATTTGTTATAAAATTTCCTTCGTCATTCAAAGTTCCAAATTGTATAATACCAGTTGGAACACCAAGCCTTCTTACAGACTCACCTAATCTAGAAAAATCTTCAAAGTTATTTTGTCCGTCTACATCAGATGCTTTTATTCTAATTTCTTTTCTTGATGGGGAGACAGCATCTACCATCAAAGTCATCTTCTTTAGTTGTAACTCTTGTCCCCTTTCAACACTACCTGCAATCCTTTCAAATATTTTACCATCATCGGTTACATCAATGAGGTCTAAATTATCATATATATCAAATTTTCCTTGTAGGTTAGGTATTGTCTTTACCAATACATCATCTTCGCTACCAGCCAACTTTCTCAAAAATCTATACTCTACAGCATATGTGCCAGATTCTAATCCAGCATTTATCAAATCTAAACCTGGTTTCAATAATATTTTATCATCAACATCAAATTGAATATCATTTGCTAGTTTTGTGGTTGAATCTAATACACCACCATTTGCGTTAGATATAATTACCTGTATGAAATCTCTATTTGGGTTAGTTCCAAATATACCATTTTCATATGGTTTGTTTCCGATACGAATATCATTACCTGCTTGTAATAATTGTCTGTCTCTTATGTTTAGTTTACTAGCCATTATAGTTCTATTATATCCCTATCTATTACTTCATCTAAAATATCATCATTTATTCTGTACTGTGGTGTTTCTAAAGTTTTAGTTATTACTGTAGTCTCATCATCATACAACTCACCACTATACGGATCTTCAAATAACAACATAGTCCCATTCTCATCCCTTACAACTAAACTTCCATCATTAGCCGCAAATTCTGGACTATCATAAAATTGTGTTTTATAATAATCTCTTTGTATTAGATATGCTTGTTCATCAGCATCTTTGAGATTTTGGTAATACTCATTTTGCTGAAGTTCTTCTTTTGTATATGGCATTTTTACCTCACAACTTTGAATGTGAAATCTTCATCGTAGTAGTTTACCATCTCCTCTACAGTTCCACTTCCACTAACTACTTTGAACTCAAATTTATAATATCTTTCTGCTTGTAGTCCATTCATCCATAAATTGAAATAATTACCATCAGAATCACAGCTTATCAATGAGCCTGTACTAAATGGAATTATTACATCTTCGGTATCAGCATCAAGCACAGAGTAGTAAGAACCATCTTGTACAAGCTTACTTCCACTGGGTAGATATTTAGCAGTCAAGTATTCTGATGATGTGTTGCTATACGATTTTGTTGGATACCTACCTCTACCTACTAATCTAAATTTAGCTTTAGATTTTTCTTTGTATTCGGGTCTTAGATTTTTCATATAAATCTGTAAATCTTCTAATTCTGATTTCGGTAATGCTGATAATGAACCTGTTGTCCATTTTGTATCATACCATTCAACTTCTAATTTTGGTGGATAAATAGTATTTGTTTGTCTTGAAAAGAATGATAGGTTTCCAAGTCTCTTAGTACTACCCTCATCTGTATTGACATCACCATTACCAAAACTACCACTTCTTTTTACTATAAACCCTTCATTATCATATGTACCATTCAACCAAGAATTTACGATTGGAGTTACATCCATCCTTATATCCCTTGTCTCATACTCTAATGATTGAGATGCGTAGACACTTGTGAACCAAGTACCACCCGAACCAGTCAAAGGTCCATACCATTGAGTCTTATCAGTAGCATTGTCTTTATAATTCCAACTAGCACCATCTGTTGTAGGTGGATTGTCAGCCTTAAATCCCTCACCTTCAGCCCAACTTTGACTTACTGGATAAGCCCATAGTGATTGACTAACAGACAATTCAGATGGATTAGCATCATACAGGTTTAGATAGTATTTAGCATCGGTTGATATCTGTCCTCTGACAATAGATCTTGATATCTCTGCTAAATCAAATTTCAATAAAGCTCTTGATACCTTTGGATTTGTACCAGCAGCAGTTAAGTCCTTCCTTACCTCTAATATTTCATCAAGACCTGTGTTGTTACTACCACTTTCTTGATATAATGTAGTATCTTTGTCTGGAAAAATAAAATAGTGCATTAGTTACCTCCTGCTGAAGAACCAACTACTCTTCCTTCTATGTCTGTTGCTGGAAACTTTATTTCAAAGCAACTTGGGTCCATAGATGGATAGACAACCCCATCTTTAGTAGCTGATGTTATGTCGTACATATTTCCTGAATAACCCGCAGAACTTAGAAATTTATTAGTAACCAATATTGGTAAGCCATTAGGATTATTGTCTTCAGGTGGTACTACTGCAGAAACACCATCTGTCAAAGATATCCTATAAGCTAAATCGGATAATATTATTGGTTGTCCTATTTGCCACTTATCAATATTGAAAAAGTTTCTAACAACCTGCATTGCTCTAAGTAAAACTTCTTCACCATTATATCCCGCCTTTGTTATTATATTAAATTTTATTGCTATGTTTATCACAAAAGCATCTTTTATATTTACAGCATCAGTAACCATTCTAAATTGTGTTAGATAGGTTTGTATGTTTTCTTTTACTGCTTGATTTAGTTGAGTCAATTTCTTTACTGAATTATATCCCAACACATACAAGTTCAATGCTAATGGATTTATAATTCTGTTATCTGAATTAGCACCTGTATCTGTAGGATCTAATTGACTGTCTTGTACTATATATGCTTTTGCTATATTACCATACTTTGGTGGTAAAGCATATACTCTTGTTATATAGTCTTCTTTAGTAACAGCTCTTGATTGTGCCTGAAAGTATGCTAATGCGTTATTCTTTACCTCTCTAATACTTTCAGCAGACCTACCACCAGTTGCTGGTTGTGGATTAGTAACCCCAACAGAACTTCTTGTCTGTGATAACAAAGCAGGTGTTAGTCCATTAGCGTCAATCTCAACTTCTAGTTTCTGTATACCATTGATTGTATTAGAACCAACATTGTTATTTATACCACCACCATACCTATAGGTAATTTGTAAAGTAGTGTTTGCTGGTGCTTGACCATAAGCTTTTGTTTGTAAAAAATTAGATGGGTCGAAAGCTTCTCCTAATTTAGATGGTGAGCCTGGCAACGAAGAACCAACTGAATCAGGATTAGGTATAATCTCCTCATCAGGAGAATCTGATATACCAGCACCAAATCTCAATTCTGTTTTACCCTCTTGTGTTATATATGTAGTAAACCTTCTAGAAGTTTTCAATAGCTTTAGTAGATAAGGAGCTTGGTCTGATTGTGATGCTAAATCAGGATCTGTCTTCGATGTATTTTCCATATCAGTAAATACTGTATCTTGAGCTAAGTATGGAACCTCATACCAACTATTACCATCACTATCTACACAAGAAATTACTTCAGTAACATCAGGATTAGCCAAAGCAATTCTTTTATACTTTTCAGCAGAAGCAACAGAAATATATTCCGTTATCACCTGACCACTCCTTGCCCTTACACTTTTTCTCAATAAATAACTTACTGGAACATTACCACTACTTTCAAAAATACTTACAGCCATTGGGTCATATGAAGATGAAAATTTGAAATTACAATCTTCAGTAGTTGTAAATGAAATTCCAGTGGTAGAATCTACTTTCATACCACCCTTTATATTCAAAGCATATGATAAATCAGGAGCAGTAGTGTAACTAGCACCTGTTCCACTTGACTTTGCTGGTACAGTTTGAAATATATCTAAAATTGCTGTAGCAGGAGTTGCTTGTCTTGGTGTATATCCTAATGCTTGTGCCATATTATAAACTGTTTTCTTTTCTTCAGCATATGCTAATAGACTTTCTTTGAATTGGTTGTCTACATAATAAGAAAGAACATCACCTACATATGAAGCCATTTCAATAAACATCATACCTGGTGAAGCTTCATTGAAGTCATTATAGTTATTTGGAAAATAAACCTTAGCAAACTCTATTAGATTTGCTTTTAGAGAACTAAAATCCTTATTTAGATATTTTACTTCTTTTATTGAATCATTTTTTGGTGCTGTATATGGCATTTACTTTCTCCAGTTATCCACCCAATTGTCTACTAAACGCTTGACCTTCTTGTCCAGTTTCCGTATCGTCAAGTGAACCCAACTCTAATGTTATATCCTCTAATGTGGTAGTATCTGTATTTAGTGAAAATAATATTTTTGGTGTCAATACATTTGCTGAATCTTCGAATGTTACACGCACAACCTTTACATGAGGTAAGAACTCAGCAATAGAAGCTCTTATTTTTTCTTCTATAGAATTTTGAGTATCATCATTTATAGGTTCAAACACAACATTCAATAATTCAGAACCAAATGTTGGATTGCCTAACCTTTCACCTCTTCTTGTTAATAGCAAATTTCTGATATTCGATTTTGTCTGTTCTAATAAAGTCTGTGTTTGTTTGAACACACCATCTTGATGTACGCCTAACGGAAGCTGTACGCCAATCAGAACATCTGGATCTAAATCATTTTGTATTACACTCATTATATCTTACCATCTTTTTTATCTAAAGCTTTCATTACTCCACTGTAATCCTTTGTCAATGCGTTCATTACACCTTCAGGTACACTATTTGGATCTACACCAGCAGCTTGAGCAGTTGTAACTCCAATAGATTGCCTCTTTACTTCAGGATTACCAAATTGACTACCATACCCCATCATCTCAGCCATTCTTGAACTATCAAATGTACCACCACCCATTGTTGGATACTCTTGAAACTCTTCTTTATTTGCTGTTTCGTTGAGTACTTTATTCAACATTGGGTCTTTGACATAAC